AGACGCGCCAGCTTCAGGTGCTGGTGTCCGTATGGACGTGGAGGTTCGAGTCCTCTTCTGGGCACCATTCGTCATGTAACAGTCTGATTTTTAACAGTAATTTTCGCCCGAGTCCAGCGCTTTCGTATCAGTTTCGTATCAGAGACGGCCGCGAAAGCGGGGCCGCACCCTCGCCGCCTCGTCGGCGCACTCTCGCCACACTGAAATACTGTTCTTGATAGAATTCGCCCACCGAACTCTCGGCAGGGTTGCACATCCACCGAACGGAGTTATTGTCCTAACTGTCTCTTAATGAACCCCACTACGGACGGAAGAAAATCTCGATGCTGGTCGAGCGTAGGCGGACTTCGTTCGTGGCCTGAAATTCTGGGCTCGTTAGATAAGTGTTAGGGCTGAACATGGCAATTGACATCCAAATGAGCGAGCCACCATCGAGGCCGAGACGTTCCGTGGCCAAATTATTGGCAAACTTGACTGCAGGTTTTTCCACGGCTTGCGCCTTCGCCGTGGTGTACGATGTTGTGTCGCGGCTACCACAGCTGCATCTTCCAGAATGGGGCGTCCTGACTAGCGCTACCACTGCGTTCGCTCTTTGGGGGGTTGCGCCGGTCGTTTTTACGTTAGTTCGGAAATTTTCAGACCGTACGTATACGTAAAGCATCCTGGGGGAGGGGCTTTGCGAGGATGTTGGACGAGATTGGTTCGTCGCTAACGCTGTACCACTATTGCGCCATTGCGGCTGCAATTTGCTCTGTGTTTGCAGGGCAGGCCACCCGCTTGATAGCGAAGTTTGGATTTCGTCGTCGACTGAAATTGTGGCCGGATGCTCTGTTTGGGTTGGGCCGCGATTTCGCCCTTGGGATAGTCACCGTCACTCTCGTCCTTCAGACCCTGGGCCCCTTCCTCCCGACCGCTTGGCATGTTCCGACAGGATACGCGATTATCCAAATCAGCGCTGCACTCACAGCGATCTCCGCAGCCATCTACGTGGCTATCCGCGGATGGACAGGTGACAATGGCCCACGCGAAATTGATCCAGATGATCCAACGGTTTGCCTTTGCGAGCACCTCTTAGATCAGAGCGAGTCAGCGAATTGGGAGCTAAACAAGGGAATTGTTATTCGTAAGCTTCTACGGCTCAATTTTGAGAATAGCTCGATCGAGAACTGGCTGCGATCTCATCCAAGGAACTCAGGGTAAGCTGTTTCGTCTGAAGGCCCTCCCGGCGGGTTAACCATAATTCGCGCACGGACTCTCCGCTCACTGTGGAGTCCTTGACAATTCTCCTATGGAAACCGATTCTATGGGCGACGCGCGCGAGTCGGCGCGCGTTCAGCTTGCGGACCTTCGGGTAATCCGAGTCCTACCGAGTGGCGCGAGGGCAAGGCATGGGCGACCGCAAGCGCCCCGCCGCCGAATAAGTCCCGGAGCAATCGAAATGACGAACCGACGATTGATTGTCGGGTCCTGAGGCCGCCCCGCTGGCGTCTTCTCGGTCCCGACACGGACCGAATGGAGAAGCGCCGTGAGCGTACAAGTAGCAGTCGACTCGTCGTGCGACGAGTTCCTCACGCCTGTCCAAGTCTCTCTCGACTGGCCCTTCCTAACACCGTCGAGACTAGAGCGGCTACGCGCCGCCGGTGAGGGCCCGCCCTTCGTCCGGCCGAGCCGAACCGCGCGCGGCCAGGTGTTCTACAGGCGAGGCGCCGTCGTGGACTGGCTCCAGGAGATGGAGATGGCCCGATGAAGACGGAATTCGACTACAAGGGCGAAAGTTTCCAGGCCGTCGCGATCGAGGCTTATACGCGCTGGCAGGGGGAGTGCTCGGACTGCGGTCACCCGTTCACCTTCGTTTCGAGAGGCGCGTACGAACCGCCTGCGTATCCCGTACGCCGCTGCCGGGACTGCCGCCGCAATCGCCGGCAGACGCGCGATAACAAGAAGCTCATGGCGGCCGTCATCGCTGCCACCGATCCCCCTGCTCCTAAGCGTAGGGGACGCCGATGAGCGCCGCCAAAGCGAGACCGGCCGCACCGGTGACCCGTCTCGACTGGGCGCTCGCCTTGGCCCGCGCCGGCTTCCTCGTCTTCCCGCTGCCGGCCGGCGAGAAGCGGCCGGCCGCCGGAGAATCGTGGACTGAGCGAATGACCTCGGACGAGTCCGCTATCAAGGATTGGTTCGAGCAGTATCCGGGAATGAACTATGGGGTCTGCGGAGGCGACCGGTTCGCGGTGATTGACCTGGACCGGAAGGCGTCGGCCGACGGGGTGAGCGCGTTCGGTGATCTGGAGCTTGCCAACGGTGAGTTTGAGACTTTCAGGGTGCGGTCCCCCTCCGGAGGGGTTCACCTCTACCTCGCAGTGTCCGAGCCGGCGAGCAACGCGCATTCCTTCCCTGCAGGCGTCGACGTGCGCGGCCGTCGCGGCTACGTCGTCGGGCCGGGCTGCGAGGTCGGAGGCCGCGCCTATGAGGCCGAGGGCGAGGTCGGCGACATCGCGGACGCGCCGGACTGGATCGCCAGCCGACTCCGGGCGCCGCGCGACCGCGATCCCCGACGCGACGCGCCGCTCTGCAAGCTGGACCTGCCTGAGAGCGTCGCCGCCGCCACGGCGTGGCTGTCCCGTCGCGCTCCGGCGGTCGAGGGCGAGGGCGGAGATGCCTGGACGTACGAGACGGCGTGCGGCGCGCGCGACTTCGGCCTGAGCGAGGCGGCCTGCCTCGAACTCATGGCGGAGCACTGGAACGAGCGATGCGAGCCGCCGTGGAACGTAGACGGATCGAACTCGCTAGAGGAGAAGGTGAGGAACGCCTACCGCTACGCGGAGGACCCTGCGGGCAAGCGCGCGCCCAAGTCCGCCGAGGAGCTTTGGGGCGGCGTCGAGAATGTCGTGGAGTTCGCCGACCCCCGCGCGCAGACGGAATCGAAACCGCCGCTCCGGTCGCGACTCGACGCGATCACCCACCGCGGCGGGGCGATCTTCCGGCGCGGGCGCCGCCGCGAGTACGTCGCGCCCGCGTGGCTGCCGGCGCACGGCCTGGTCGCGCTGCTGGCTAAGCGCTCGGGTGGCAAGTCCACGGTCATGCTCGACCTCGCGCTGAGGCTGGCTGCCGGCATGGACTGGCAGGGCTGGCCGCTCGCCGAGGGCTGGGCTGCGGTCTACGCGTGCGGCGAGGACGACGAGGGCGCCGAGGAGAACATCCGCGCCTGGTGTCGCCGCCACGGTGTCGACGCTCCGCCCCCGGACTTCATCTTCCTGGACGGCGCGCCCGACCTCCTCAGCGCTGACGACGCCCGCGAGTGGGCGGAGCACGCCCGTCGCGTCGTCGGCGACCGGCGCGCGGTCCTCTTCCTCGACACCTGGCAGCGCGCGACCGCGCGAGGGGGTCAGAACAAGGACGAGGACATGCAACGCGCCGTGCACCACGCCGAGGCGCTCGCGACTGCCTTGCGCGGCCCGTGCGTCGCGGCCTTTCACCCGCCCAAGCACGACGACCGCGTGGTGACCGGCTCGGCCGTTATCGAGAACTCGACCACGGCCATATGGCGGCTCTCAGAAGAGGGGATAGGCCGACGGCTTGAGGTGACTCGCATCAAGGGAAAGGGAGTCGGCAACTACCGGCTGTTTCGCCTGGAGGAGGTCGGGCTCGGCGAGCGCGACGACTTCGGCCGCGAGCGCTCGGGAGTAGTCGCCACGCTGCTGGGCGGGGTCGCGGCCGACGCGGCCAGGGACGAGCACCGCGAGGCCGTCGCCCACGCCGTTCGCGCGGTCGTCGAGGCCGAGCGGGCCAAGGAACCGGCGGAGCGGCGCTACCCGCTGAGCCTCGAAGCGCTCGCCCGGGAGCTCGCGGATACAGCCCACGGCGACCTGCGCTTCCCCAAGCTCCGCGCGACCAAGGACCAGCTCAGGCAGACCCTCGGCGGCCGACCCTTCGCGTTCGCCGACGGGACCGAGCTGCGACTGTCGAACTCGGCGGGTCGCTGGCAGGTCACGCACGAGGCGTCTAGGCGGTCGGCAGTCTCGGCAGACTTCGGCAGTGCCGGAACTGCCGACGGCTGAATCCGTTGCGCCACAAGGGAAATCCGGGCCGAAAGCGGCAATCGGCAGTTTCGGCAGCGGCGAGTTCGCTGCCGAATGCCAAAAAAGTCAATAGAATCAATGCTCGGCAGTCGGCAGTCGTCGGCATATATACCCCTGCCGACTGCCGACGGCAGGTCGGCGGCCAGGGGTATCATCATCGTGGCGTCCGAGACCCTCAGGCCGCCGCATAGGGGGCCGCGGCGCTCTACCCGTCCAGGCCTTGCGCACGCACGCGAATGAGAATGATTCGCAATACCGCTCCTCTATGCAGCCCCGCTGACGGGACCGTGCAGCCCGAGCCGCTGGCGGAGCCGCCGAACGGCGGTGGCAGTCCAAGCACCCCGGCCCGAGACTGACGGCTCGCCCCTGGCGTTCAGAGCGTCCGCTATGCCTGTGTTGCTCAGGCCCTCCCGCAGCATGGCCGCAAGCTCGCCGCGCCACGCCTCGGCGCGCTCGCTTGCCGCCTCGGCCCTCGACCGCGCAGAGGAGCTGCACGCGGCCCCCCTGTGCGCGTCCAGGACCTCGCCGCCGCGAGGGTTGCCCAGGCGAACGCCGCGCGCCCGAGCGGCCCTCAGCGCGTCCCGTGTCCGCTGGCTTATTAAGCCCGCTTCCAGCTCCGCCACGTTGGCCATGGTCGCCAGCATGAAACGTCCGGTCGGGCCGCTCACCTGCGGCAGGTCGGCGAAGTCCACCTGCACGCCGCTGTCGAGCAGCTCCAGCAGGAACCGGGCGGACCGGGCGAGCCTGTCCACCTTGGCGACGACCAGCACGGCGCCCGAGCGACGACAGTGATCGAGTGCGCGGCGAAGCTCTGCACGGTCGCAACTTCGCCCCGACTCCGTCTCGACGTATTCCGCGAGGGGTTCAACCCCTGCCGGCAGATGGCGGGCGACCGCCGCGCGTTGCGCTTCGATCCCGAGACCCGACGCGCTCTGCGCGCGCGTGCTCACGCGCAGGTAACTCACTGCCCGCATCTCTAGCCTCCCACCGCGGCGACGCCATGCGCGACCGCGGCCATGACGCTCGCCGCCTCGGCCACGGCCGGCAGCGCGAAGAGCGCGACCGCGGTTGCTGCTATCAGTACCTTCATCTGCGAATCCTCCTAAACTGTTCGGCGTGTCGCCTGCGGAAACGTCCGATTCCGCTCGTGACACATTCAATCAGTCTACAGATATTCCGTACAGAATCCATGCAAATAGGCCGGCATGGTGAGTCGTTAGTATATTGAATTCATTGAAAAAAGAGGACTCGACTTCGATTTCAAAGGCCCCCGGGCGCCGCTCTCGCCCGCTCTGAATTTTCGGCGATTTTCCCGCTCGCGCGTGAGACTGGCGGCGAAGGCTGCGCATCGGCGCGCTCGCGGTTCCTGAGGCGGCGCGCGGACTCCGGGCGACGGAGTGCGTACGTAGGCGGATGAGGCGGGGGCGGGGACTATCCCGCTCCCGGAGCCGCGTGAGACAATCCGGCTCATGAGTAAGACGAACGCACCAGCGCCGGCGCCGCGAAGGCCGCGCCAGCCCCTCACTGAGGCGCGCAGACGCGCCTTCCTGGCGGCCCTGCGCGAGACAGGGGTCTTCCGGTGGGCGGCCCGAGCCGCCAGCCCGAACGCAGACGAGGACAGCGGCGCCGTCACGTCCTTCCGAGACCTCGCCAGGCGCGACCCGAGGTTTCGAGCGGAGGTCGCCGACGCGATAGAGTTCGCGAACGCTCGTATCGAGGCGGAGGCCGTGCGTCGCGCCGTGGAGGGCGTGCCCGAGCCCGTCTTTCAAAAGGGCGCGCGCGTGACGAACCCCGACGGGACTCCGGCGACC